CGAATGAACTAATTGCCATGTCACGGTGGGCTGGAACGGCAGCGTTTGAGGCATACGTAAAGAATATGGAAGTTTCCGAAGAATCGCGAACGTTGATTCGTGGTGATGGTATCGGAATGAATTATCTTTGTGCTGATCAGATTATCCCGATCAGCCACGACAATGGCATTCTACGCGAAGCAGCGTTTATTTCCGACAGAGAAGAACGCGGTAAGGCATTCCAGCAGGTTTCCATGCACACGCTTGTAAACGGGCTGTATGTAATCACAGCGTTTACGCTGGATGACAAGGGAAAGCTGTTCGGAGATCCAATTGTTATTCATACTGGTTCGCCCGTGCCATGGTTCAGCTTGATTCGAAAATCCGGCATAAACATTTACGACTTCGATTCACCGTTTGGTGTTTCCATCGTTTCGGGAAACGAGGACATCCTGAAGGGGCTTGATACCGTTTTCGACAATTACATCACCGATTTTATCCTGGGGCGGAAAATGGTTTTCATGAATACGTCATTGATGGACAGGGATTCCAACGGTAACGTAATTCCGCCACAGAGAGCAGGGGCACAGCTATTCATGTTCGCCGGAGACCGTTTCAAGGATGATCAACTGATCAAGGAATACAATCCGTCGTTACGTGTGGATGAAAACAGTCTGGCGCTGCAGAAGATGTTAGACCAGTATTCATACGCCATTGGGCTGGGATTGCGGCATTATCAGTTTGAGTCAGGTACGATTCAGACGGCAACGGAATACACCGGTTCGAAACAGGACTTGGTTCA